TTACAGAAGAGCAGGTGAATCAACTGCTAGCGTAAACATAGCGAACATGAACCAAATGTGGGGGCATAACGCTTTTGAGCATCTAGTAGCAGAAAACTTTGAGAAAGCAATAATGGCCGCTACTGAAGATCTTATAGGAAACAACAGAGCGCTTTTATTAGGACCAGATGTTGCAACTCTTGGCGAAGGAATATTACCTTCTGTCGATGGAGATGATGAATCCTTAGCAAACCGAATAGGTTTCATTACTTCTTTCGACGGCACAGCTTTCGGAGATATTGAAAGCGTTAAAGATTTATTTTCAGATGGCAAGATCGGTCCAATGGATGCCCACTATTTCATGGACAGACTATATAACGGGACGAGAGATGGAAGCGGATACTCTTCGATTGTTGCACAAATACAACAAGAGTTATACGCATGGGGTTACATGGCCGCTCCTGCCGAATGGGGCAAGTTAGAAATTCCGGGTCTTGTACGTGGAGAAGCAGGAGCTACTGCCGATCCAACTACTGACGCTCTTCAAATGCTACAATCAGATTTAATTAATGAAGGATTACAAACACCCAAGTCAGAACTTTCACCTGATGGTTCCGCATACTTAGACACTGTTATAAACAGAAGTGTTGCTCGTAAATTAGAAACTCTTCCGGGTAGGGGTGGGCAAGAAACAGGGTACTTGAATGCTATAGAGAGTGTGATCGGTGGGTTGGATAGTCTCGCTAGTAGAAGTGGCAGAACTTTTTCTGATGAAGGTAAAGCTAATGTACGTGAGAAACTTAAAGCCCAGATAAAAGAAATGAGAGATTCTCCTTTGGGTAAGGATCAAGAAATGTTTGAGGAAGCTTTTGGTGGAGGCGGTTTACCTGCACAGCAGGCGGTTGCTGATATTGCTATGAGATTATTTTACCAAGATGAAAACTGGGATGAGAATGTTTTCATAGGAGCTAACGATTCTGATTTTGATTACTATCGTTATGCTAAACAATCAGGTGCTTTAAGCGAAGAAGAAATATTTGCAATAGAGAACTCGCCAGCGTGGGGTTCAGGTACAGCTACGAAACCTTTTTATCAGGCAGGTTTAAATCCGGGTCAGTTCCAAAAAGTTCCTAATGTTACAACTCAAGATCGAGGGACAGTATTTAATCAGATGGATGTTACTTATGACGATTACGTAGATCCTAGAGCTGTTACTAGAAAAGCGGCGAGGGATGTTATCGTTAGTTTCTTCTTGGATCTTATACAGCAACAAGGAGAAGAAGCCGCTGTTGGTGAGAGTGGTTCGTTAGCTAATGCATTAAATACTTTTGGTCATACTTTAGGATCGAGAGTTGGTACAGATTATGCATACACGATGCGTGATTATGAACGCATGGCACGAGAGATACGTGAAGAGTTAGCGTTAGAACCTACTGTTGAACAGCCTGAATTGTTTAGAACTTTAGAGGAACGTATAGCTAAAGCTAATCAGTTGACTGGTGTGAATCCACAACCGTTCGCTCAGATAGCTAATGTTATATCTAGAAGACGTAACTTAACCAATATGCCGACAGGAAGAAACCAATGACAGTTAACCCATCTGATTGGAAAGTAGCTTCAGCTTATTTAGAACTTTTACGTGCTGTACATGTTGGTGTATCGGAAATGGGTGTGCCTATGGCGCATCAAAGAAAGATAGGAAGAAGTACTTCTTACGCTGATCCGGGTAGTTTCCCTGAAGGTATTGATAGTAAACTTCCAAAAACTTCGGAGACAGGGATTGTCCCATTTGAACATCCTGTTGAATCCGATTTGTTTATTAAACAAGCTGATGTAATTTTAAATGATTTAGGTTTATCTTATAACGGATTACTTGATGTATTACAAACTTTGGGTGCTAGTTCGCGTGACATTATGTATGCGTGGGATGTCGATGGCCATAATTTTTATTTTAAAAATCCTTTTGAGGAAACAAAGATATTTGAATCAGGGTATATGAGTCAAGCACATCGTCCCAGTTCGGGTGCTGTGGGGCGAATGGGATCATTTCGTGGGCCTAACACCGAAGAAGTTATAGCTTCTGGTGGTGATCCTAGATATCCGGGAGTGAAGTTAAGACCAGACAGTAGAACTGTTGGTGTAATGGATCAAAATGTTTTAAACCAATTAGATGATAGTCAAGTTGTTAGACCGCACGATGGTGAGTTTGCTCATTTGTTACCGATACTTCCTAATAGCGCTATTGAATGGGGACTTGAATTAGGTATAGGTGCGATGCTTGGTCCTACTGGACGGCAGGCTATGGGTAAAGCAATTACATCTTTTTCACGTTGGCTTAATCCTGCAAACAGATTAAAGAAAAGTCAATTAACACTTTTACCAGAACCTGCATCCGGCAGTATATCAAGATCAACTCCGAGAGTAGCTGGTGCAGATCAAGGACCAAATCCAATAGGAATGATTAGACGCGATATGCCTGATCCTTCAGATTATGCTTCAGTGCGTGAATATGAAATAGCTTTAGGAGAATGGCAGAAACGTGCTTATCCTGATCCGGGTATAACAGAGTTTAAAAGATTAATAGATGAAGGGAAAGAACTTACTGATCCTATTCCTCTTAATAGAAAACTTAATAGAGAACAATGGGATGACGAGTTAATGGAACTCGAACATCAAATAAATGAATACGAAAATTATATTAGCGCCAAAACTGCGGCACATGGAGGGATGACTCCGAAACAAATCCGACAAGTTTTAGATGAGTTATCTCAATCTGATTTACTTGATGATGCTTTTTATAGCCAAAACGCAGAAAGAGTACAGTCTCTTTGGGATCGTGCCGCTCCAATGATTGATGATGATCCTTGGCGTGATCCTAATACTTTAGCTGACGCTTTAAGTTTGTTTAAACAAGAACATAAAGCTAACCCTATTAAGGGTGGGATGGGTTACGAATACCCTGAGATGATTACTAAAGAAGATCTGTTGCCTTATATGAGGACTGCTATAACTAACCGTGAAAGAAGAGCGCTTCATGAAAGTCCTGAGTGGGGCATAAAACAAATGGAAGATATGTTAGAAAAGGATAGTCCTGAGGCTGGCATAAACAAATTTTTAGATGAGATAAATTCACCAAAACCAGATGAATGGGATGAGGGCATTACTGATTTTGTTAAAAGGGTAAGCGACGAAATGGGTATCCCTCGTTATGATGGTTGGGATTCTTTTATGGCTAACGCCGCTGAACCGGATTATCAAAAGATAAAAGACTTAGGATTTGATGAAGATTGGCTACGAATAAATGTTCATAACGACGACCAGTTAGCGCAATTTTTTGAGCTAATAGATATGGATGTGAATGTTCAAGAATTAGATCGAATGATAGCAGACTACGACGCGCAGATTGCACAGCAACCTAAAGATCCATACTTTGGAGATGGCATAACTGATGACGAAATAATTGATGGTTTAGATTTATCTACAGAAAGACAACTCTTTAATCAAGATGATGAAATTCTTCCTGATGGTAGTTTTAATACTGGTGAAACACCAGAAGAACAAGAAGCATTAGCAAAATTTTTACGTGGAAGAAAATACCATGAAGACCCAACAATAAAACCAACAGCGACACCAGACTTACCTCTTGGTGGTCCGGGTAAAGGCAAGGTATTCGATCAAGATAGCGTTTATGGTCAAGAAAATAGTAGGAGATTATATGGTTGGCTACTAGCTGGTGCTGGTGGCGCGGCAGTAACAACATGGTTAGCAACAAACCCAGATCACGTAAGTAAACTTATTGATTTCACTAGCAAATTAGGAAATGTAATAGGTAAAGGTGCGCGAGGTACTGGGCATCAGAGCATTGATTCTTTAAATCCGGGGCTTGCTAATCAAATTTTTGGTATGAACTCTGCTTTAGCTGGTTCGACGATTATCGCTGGCGCGGAAGATCCTTCTATATTTGATGGTATGAATGGTGAGCTTCGTCGGCTAGGACAGAACCCTGAGAAGGTTTTACCTAAAGATGTTCAAATAGATTTACAGAATGGTGACGCTGTGTTCGTTGGTTATGACAGTATAAAAGATCAAGAAGAAGCTATTAGTTTAGCTCCAAGATTTGGGGTGGAAGTATCTGCTGATCTTCCTCATATATGGAGGAAACCTAATCGTAAAACTATTATCCCTCCTGCCGATCAGGGATGGGATTCTGATCGGTTGAAGAAGTTTGCTATGCAACAGCAGTTTTATCCTGATGCCGGTTTGAGAAGGAGAACCTGATGGCAGATCCAACAGAGAAACCACCCGGAACTTTACCTGACTATCCGCAAGGAGTTATGTTAAGTGCTGAAGGGTTAAAAACTTTCATTCAAGAACTTGCGAATATGTACCCAACAGGAACTACTCCTGATGCTATTGATCTTATTGGTGAACATATTTACACAATGTTAGATAACGAACTCCGTGTAGGTGGTTACGGAAATCGTGAAGATATACAGACTATGTTAATTAGTCAACTTGGTGATGGTGGCGAGTATGACATAGAACAACTCACAGACTTCTTTATGATGGCTAGTAATATCTGGCAGTTCGCTGATTACGCTAGTACTGGTGAGTACAACTTCCAAGATTTTGTAATAGCTCAAATAGATTCTTATGAGGCTGGTTCTCTTACTGACTTCCCAGAAGCCTTCTCAGAATTTACAGGCATACCTTCTCCTGCGAATCCCATAGAAGAAGAAACAGAACTGGTGGGTCTTGATCCGCAAAACCCGTCAGGTCAGCCGGCACAACAAGGGGAAGGTTTACCCGTTGCACCTCCTATCCCTATCAGCCAGATCCCTTACATTCCGGGTGCTGATGGTAAGCTAGGTGATTGGAATTGGTTAGATTTATGGGGTGATACCAATCCTTTGGTTGAAGATTTCTTTGATTTTTGGGTAGATAAATTTAATGAAGTGCCTTCTGACGGCCAAAACATGGGTTATGCAGTTGAAGATTTACAGCATGATTTTTTCTACGATGACACTCACGGTTTATATGCACAAGACTGGTGGATAGATCAACAACAATCACTCTTAGATCACATGGAGTTCTTCTACAATTACGGTGGCGAAGGTGACATTGAAAGTGTTCTGAATACTACGATGGGTGGGGATGCTTGGCGGCCTTGGACTGGCATCGTTGGCATTGCAGATCGACCTGAAACTAATGCATACAACTCAGCTATTCTAGAATTTACAGAGTGGGCGAGGGAAGCTATACGAGAAGCAGGCGGCAAGGATGCTTTGCTTAATGGTGTTATAGACGATTTTGAACTTGCAGGTTACGCATATCTTATTATGTCTAATGGTGGTGCAACCTTTAAATTAGGTAAAGATAGAGAAGGTTTCAGACCAGACGAGTTCAAGGAGAAAGCTAAACAGCTTATTGAAAAACAATTCCTTGCTAACTGGACTGACGAAGATGGCAACTTTATTGAGAAGATGTCTGGCACAATGTCCTTTGGTGTTGGGAGTATACGTTCTCTTATGAACGACTGGCGCGCTTTAGGTAAACGAAACTTCCAAGACTTCTCTGATAATGAACTACGTAAATGGGCTGTTGATGTTAAGTCTGAAAAGTTAACTAAAGAAATGGTGGATGCTGAGATAACTAAACGTGCGTTCCATCGTATTGAATGGCCGTTCACTCCAGAAGAAAGAGAAGATTATATAGCTAAAGGTGCTACGTTAGATGACGTTTTAAATGGACAGTATCTTTCTGTTAAAAGCTTATGGGAAGACGCGAGTCTTTTACCTGATGACCCTTGGTTGCTTGCTAACTATTCGTTCACAGATGAGAATGGGAACCGCCGGTTCAGAAGTTCACAAGAGTTAATGACTCATGCTCGTACCAATATGGATAAGTTTCAGTATTCTAACGAATCAAAAGATTTTCACAATGACTTTATTACAGGGGCGGCACGTATGTTTAGGAGTGGTTACTAATGGCAGACAATCTTTATGATTTAGCTAGAGCAGTTCCGGGTTTAGATGTAGATGAGATGGATCCGTTAAATATTTTAGCTCAAACTATTGAGAGGTTAGGGGCAGTAGGTCAAGGCAATTTAATATCTGCTGTTACTCAAGAGGATGTTGCACGATGGGCTGGGGAAATAGCTGGTACAGTTGAAGGTGGCCGTGGTAAAGGTTGGGAAGCCGCTGAACAAATTCGTAGTGATATTTTAAAATATCGTGTCGGTATAGAGCAGTTAGAAGAAACATTTGGTATGACTTCTGCTCAGGCAGAAGCGGCTGTGGAAGTAGGCGGCGACATCGCTGGAACAGTGATCCAGTCAGGTGGCAAACATCCGGGTACTATTGATCCTTACTCTCCGTCTAAGACAATAACTGAAACTATTTACAATGAGGATGGGACAGTAACATATGTTTATAGTGACGGCACTACCGAAACTGTTGGTACTCCAAAGGTTGAGTCTACGGAAAGTATTATTAACAGAATGCAAGATGCATTCATGCTTGCTTTACGCAACGCAGGGATGAGCACAGAAAATATTACTGCTCTTTGGACATGGGCTCATGCAAAATTTAAAGCAGATCCTTCTTTTACTGCTGAACGTGCGCTATTAGAAATGTATGACCAGCCAGCTTTCAAAGAAAGATTCCCTGCTATTGCTAACATGAGGCAACGTGGAGAGAAAAACATTCCAACTCCGGGTGAGTACATTGCTTTTGAAAAGGATGTAGGTACTTCTTTGAAACAGTTCGGTGTGGAATATACTACGGGTGAACACAGGGATCTAATAACAACTCTTATTGAGAATAATGTAGGTATGCCTGAAGTCAATGAAAGGCTAACTGAAGCAGAACGTATTACTTATTCTGTGCCTAGAGAAGTTCAAGATACATTGATGCAATGGTATTCGCCAACGTGGGCTAAATCTATTGAGATGAAAATGTTTTTAGATCCTACTCAGGATTGGGCATCAGTTCAGGATGATATAGAAACTGCTGAAGTAGGTGGTTGGGGTAAGATGGTAGCTGGTTTAGATGAAGGTTGGAACGCAGAGATGGCTAATCAGATAGCTGATCTTGGTTTATCTCAGGCTCAAGTATGGAACTCTTTCGCTAGTCTTAAACAAGAAGAAGCTTTGTTCGCTGAACAAGTAGGTGAGGATACTAATTTACAGTATGAAACACATGGTGTTAGCTCACAATTTGGTGTTGATATAGGTGGCGAGACTGATGCTTTAGAATTAAAAGATATGTTAGAACGTAGAAAGCAACGAAGAATATCTAGATTCGCTGGTGGTGGCACTGGTCAAGCTGGTGCTATTATTAGTGGACAGACTACAGGTATAGGGAGTGCAAATGCCTAAATTACAAACAAGCTCTTCCAAAGGGAAAGCAAAGAAAGTACCTTATAAGAAGGTAAAGAAAGGTAAACGTAAATAATGTTTAACAAAGACGTACTAGAGAGAGTGGTTGCCACATTCGCGCAATCATTCCTTGCTGTGTTCACCATTGGTGACATGGGAAGCATGAAAGCGGCTGGGATTGCAGGCGGTACTGCTGTTCTTAGCCTTGTTAAGAGTGTTGTTGCCAAGCAGTTTGGTGACGGATCAGCTTCGGCGGCAAGCTAATGGGTAGAGGGCATCAATTAGATCCGGGTACTAAACGCCGTAGCGGTGGTTATAAAGCTAGTTCTCCTAGTGGGCCGGGTGCTACAAACCCTCGTGGTAAGGCGCTTGAGTATAAACACGAAAGAAGATTAGCTAAATCGACATGGGCAAAGAATTTTTATAGTCAGTTATTAAGGGCTGGACAGACTACAGGTAAAGCTAAACGTAGATGACTGATGTTACCGACCTGAAACAAGTCAAAGTATCTAGGATAACCCTCGGACTTATCATGTCCGTGGCTATCACCAGTGGAGTTGTCGTATGGAATGCGGCTAGTATCGCTGGTAGGATTGATGATTTGGAAAAACAGGTGCAGGTAATTGAAGGAAACACTGGAACAGACAGTACAGTTCTGGCAAAACTTGATGAAATATCTCAAGGGGTCTTGGAAAATGCTGACGGTCTTGATGATTTGCGGAGCGCTAGGGTCGATGACCTTAGCCGTTTCACTCCTGCTCATATTACAAGCGCTATGGCGGCTGATGTAGAAATAATCAGAGATGATGTAGATGAGATGAAAGAGATCATTGCTTCTATGGCTTGGGTTCCTTCAGAATTTAGTACGATCTGGGATCGTATCTATCTAGCTGAAGAAGCCATCCAAAGTAAGACATGGGGTAAAAACTTCTACGAAGAAAATGAATAAGACTGTTAAGCTTATTACAGCTATAACAGCCTTGTTGGTTGCTATAGGTACATTAATAGGGACAATCACTGTAACTCTAGGGAAGAATGACCCTAGCCCTTATCAGGGTGGTATGACCATAGTTCTAAATAGTCCGGAAGCCTATGCCGAATTCCTTGAAAACCACCCCGGATAAAGGTATATTAAACACAGGCCGTCTGTGAGCTAATTACTGGCCGGACGCGAGCTTATCCATCGGGATTTACCCACGCCCCTGATGAGTACGTAGTGGAGGTTGAACCAGCTAGTGACGACTGGGGAAACTAATTTAGTCACGCACCGCATAGTTCCTCCGACTATGTGCGACAGCAAAGGGAGTGATAGATATGGCAGATCCAAATGGAATAAAAGAACTTCGAGATGCGGCAGATCGAGGACGCGAAGCAATTCAAGAACGCGATCAGCTAAAACGAGAAATGGCTTTTATGAAAGCTGGTGTTGATACTGATTCTAAAGCAGGGCAACTCTTGTTTAAGGCTTACGATGGCGAACTGGATACAGAAGCTATACAAGCTGAATGGCAGGAACTAGCTCCTTCCCCTGTTCCCGTTGAACAACCGGAACCGGCGCAGGACACTGTTAATGAGACTGATACGCAAGTATCACAACAGAGACAGGCACTTGCTGAAGATAGTGTTTCAGTAGAAGCAAGTACTCAGAGTCCTTATGAACAAGGGTTTCAGGAATTTCAAACTGCGTATGATTCAGGCAGGTCGAAGGAAGATTCGGCGGCACGTTTTGTACACACTGTTCTTGAGGCCGCTGGTCAAGGCGACGAACGAGTTGTATCTGACATCTAATGCCTACATATGTTTATGAATGTAAGGAGTGCTACTTCCTTTGGGAGTTAGTACAAGGCATGAAGGACGAACCTGTAAAGGTTTGCTCTGAATGTGGCAAGGAATCTGCTAAACGGATTCTTCAGTCACCAGCTTTAACGGCTGATGCTACTCCGAACAGGACACGAAATAAGGTTCCTCCTCGTAGACCAAATAATAATTGGGAAAGAGGAAAAGCCGGAGAACATAGAGCCGATGGTTCGTTTGTTCCATATGTTAAATCAGATGGTGACCATATACCTGTCAAAGAATTTGCTGATAATCGCTCAAAGTATGAGGGGATGTTGCGGGAGAGAAAGAACAAACAATCCACTATTAAATAAAGGAGCGATAACATGGCCGTAGTCGGTTATGGAGGTAAAGTAACCTCATACGATCTTGCCGTTGGCGTTAAGATCAACATGGATGAACTCATTTATATGATTTCACCAACAGACTCTCCGTTTATCAACGGTATTGGAACTGATGGAAGGCAACTTCTTTCAAGTTCTCCCGTAGATCAGCAAGAGTTTAAATGGATGGACGAAGAACTATTGCTTCCTCGTGCAACCGTAGCTGGTACAGGAGCCGCAGGAGCAGGCGCTACAACTATTACAGTTTCAGCCGCTGACTCTTACAGGTTCCAAGTAGACGATCTTCTAAACATTGGTGAAGAAGACGCTACTGTCAATGGTGCCATTAAGAGAATCACAGCGATTAATAACTCCACTGGTGTTATTAACGTAGCTGATTGGGCTAATGGTTCAGCATGGCCAGCAACAACAGCCGCGCACGAAGACACAGTTATCTGTGTTGGTACTGCATTGGTTGAAGGTTCCGATCCGGGAGAAGCACGTTCAGCAGATCGCACGATCCACTCGAACTACACGCAGATCTTCGGACCTACACCTATCCACATGTCACGTTCAGAACAGCAGGTATCCCGTTACGGTGTATCTGATGAGTTCGCCAAACAAGTTTATGGCCGCTCAGTTGAGAACGTGATAACTCGTGAACAAGCATACCTTTATGGTAAGCCAGTAAACGACACATCAACCAAGCGCCGTTCAACTGGTGGCTTGATGAACTTCATCACTACTAATACGGATAGCTCAACAACTACGTTGACCATCGCCGCATTAGAAACTTTGATGCAAAAATGCTACAACGCAGGTGGTATCCCCGATCTTCTGATCGCTAACCCAGCCTCGTTTGCTACCCTAAATGCAGTATCAGACAGTGGTCGTGTCCGCACAACCATTGATGATCCTCGTCGTGGTCGCGTACCTGTAGCATCTGTCTTCACCGAGTTTGGTGAAACACAGATGGTAAGGAACCGCTGGTGCCACACCGAGAGTGCATTCGTAGTCCAGAAGGAAAATGTTTCCCGACGGGTTATGCAACCACTCGTGGTTGAAGCTCTCGCCAAAACTGGTGACAGCGACAAGGTGCAAATTGTTTGTGAAGAAGGACTCCAAGTTAAGGGTCAGTCTCACATGGCAAGATTCACTAATCTAACTGGCTACACGGACACTCCGTAGTAGTTAACTAGAAGTTTGTTGGGGGTGGGGCATAGCCTCGCCCCCTACAACACGCTAGTATTTAACCCATGAGTACAATCGCTGACTGTATAACACGTACACAAAGGCTGGTTAATAGCAATACACGTTCTGAAATAGATGAAGTCAGTGAACATCTAGCTTCTACTACTGACACTACTCTTATAGTAACTCACGGAGCAGATGGTATAAGAGTTGGATCATATCTTTCTATAAGTAGTGGCACTAACCCACCTGAAACTGTTTATGTTCATAAGGTTAATGGTAAGAATGTAACCATTCAAAGAGCTATGGATGGGAGTTCAGGTTTTGCGTGGCAATCTGGATCTATGATAGAGGTAGAACCTAGATTCTCTGGCTTCCAAATACTAGAAGCAGTAAGAGAAACTATTAGATCTTTACCAAATAATTTATATGGTGTTAGTACTGCATCTGCTGAGTTCTCTACAACAGCACAATCTGTAGCAGTTGCCGCTATGAACGATCAAGATCATGGCACTCCGGGTACAGGTTTCTATCATCTTATATCTGCTACACGTACTGCGAGAGATCAAGAAGACAGACTATTAGATATGAATTGCACAGTGCAAAGACAAACTGATGGTACTTATAAAGTAGTAAGGCAAGAGAAATTAGAGAAGGGTGTAACAGTTAATCTTATTTATGCTCATCCTTTTAAATCAACGACTCTAAATCTGGATACTGATCTCGGATCCACTGTAAAAATGCCGGAGTCGATGACAGATATTCCATCATTAGGAGCATCAGCAAGGCTTCTTCTTGGAGAAGAGTCATTAAGATTGGATCTTCATGCTCAGGGTGATAGTCGTTCTGATGCGTCTGTTGCCGCTGGCGATCGCGCACGTTATTCAATGATATTACAGGGGCAGTATGATCGTCGGGTAAGTGAAGAGGCTCGTCGGTTAATGAGTCTCTACGGGATAAGAAGCGGAGCTTCTGTTTCTTCTGTCTTTCCGACAACTCTTCTTCGTTAATCATGTCTACTGAACAGCTTAGAGTACGTGACGCTTTACCAGTTAAACTTGGTGAAAGAACTTATAATATTGATTTAGCTAAGATGGGTCGAGCGACTATAGATCCAATAAGACAGGGCTTTGATACTCAAGGTAGTCCGGGTGAACAGTCTTTGAATCAGGCTGGTGTGTGGAAACGTACTCGTAATGATTGGCAGTTGGGTGCAGGTCAGCGTGATGGTGATACACCTGAGTCTGGTCCTCGCCAATACTATAAGTCTACTGGTATTAATCCTTGGGTTAAGAACGAACTTAGTTTATTAAAGGATACTAACCTTACTATTACTGATTCAGGTACTAATCTTTACATGGCTTTTGCGATGGTTGGTACTCAAGAGTACGGTTATGTGTGTACTGGTTCTGATGTTAAACCTACTGACGATTCATTTACTACTACAGAAACAGCAATCTCTAATCCTGCTGGTGGTGCAATTATTGGTATAGCTTCTGATGGTACGAATGTTTATGTGGCTTCTACTGATGGTAATAAAGTACAAAAGATAAGCGCACTAGCTGTAACTGGCGCATCAGCTAACACAGATTACTGGACATTACCTAATGTTGATGGGGTGTGGTTCGCTAACGGTTACTTACTTGCAAGTGTAGCTGACAAGCTCACAGTTTTATCTGTTGGCACAGCACCAAGCGACAATGCTGATATAGCAAGTTCATCTTTCAACCAAGTAGATAGTTGGGAAACAGTTATTGGTACATCAGTAGGCATATTTGCTGGTGGTAATCAAGGTGGACAAGGAAAGATATATTACATAGGAATCAACGATTCAACTGCCGCACTAAATGTACCTGTGATAGCGGCTGAACTGCCACAAGGAGAGAAGATCCTATCAATGGCAGAATACTTAGGGTATGTAGTACTAGGTACGAACAAAGGATTCAGGCTCGCATCCATTACAGGCCAAGGCTACCTATCTTATGGACCACGAGTAGATATAACGAACGGTGTTCAAGTGTTCGAGCCTCAAGGTGAACACATGTGGTTCGGATGGAAAGATTATGACTCACCGTTTGATGACACAGATCGTGGAGGGTTAGGTCGTATAGGTTTATCCGAATGGACAGACCAATTAGTACCAGCTTACGCTAGTGATCTCATGGCTAGTGGTAGTGGTACCGATGCGGCAGTTCAAGGTGTCGCTACTTTTACTAGAAGTGGAACTGAGATAAGAGCATTCTCTATATCTGGCAAAGGAGTATATGTAGAACATGCCACTAACTATGTGACAACTGGAAGCATAGACGAAGGCAAGTTCCGGTGGGGTATATCAGAACTTAAAGTAGCCGCATCAGTTGACCTGCGGCATAAGGCTTTAGCTTCAGGTCAATCAATAGCTATTCAAATAGAAAGCGATGACGGTAACACAGGCACAGTTACATCTGATACAACAGATAGTTTAACACCCGGAATACAACCGATACTTACATCTACTGAAGCGAACATAGACGGCGAGTATCTAATACCTACCATTACATTAAACACTACTACTGTTACAGCTACACCTACTCTATATAGGTGGACGTTACGTGCTATACCTATGCCATTCGTAGCTGAAGTTATTACGCTTCCTATAATACTTACGAATCAAACGCAATACGATAATCGTAATGTATACCAAGATGTTTACGATGAGTACTCTTACATTAAAGCATTACTTGAGAGTCGTACATTAGTTAAGTTCATAATGGGAGCAGAAGATAAGACAGTATATGTTGCTGGTGTGGCATATGAACCCGGAGCTATTTCTAAATGGAGTGATGCGGCGCAACATGATGCACCTTATGATAGGTATAGGTGGGTGGATGGTGTGTTAACAGTGCAACTTACTACTGTTCAAACTGGAGTTACTACCTATCGTGCGTCCTAGATTCTTTCCTGCTTTACCTAATCAAGATCGTCAACCTAGATCACAGCAACGTGTAGGTACTGGCGGTTATATAGAGTTTAAAGGTTCATCGGCTGATGGTGGCGGTGGTGTAAAGATAGGTGTAATAGATAGCACTCATGATTCTTATGACGCTTACGGTTATATATCATTTGATACTGGACACAGCAGTCAGGTTTACAAAGGTTTTCTTGCCGCTAGTACTGATGAAGCTACAACTTACGGACGGTATGGGCAAGTAATGATGGGAACTCCCATTTTTTATAATGATAGTGTTCGTGCTTTCACATGGGGCAGAGAGTACGACAATGGTAACAGTTATGGTGGTCGGTCTTTCTGGGCTAATGCTGTATTAAATAGTAGTACTACTAATCAAAGAGAGGTTGGTACTTACTGGTCACATTATGCAAATGGTACTAGTCAAATAAATTCTTACGCTAAAACATCACATAATTGGTATGACGCTCCTGATACTGGTTCATACACAACTTTAATGTCGCTCAATAGTTCAGGTAATCTATCTGTTACAGGCTCATTGTCTAAAGGCTCTGGGTCATTCGACATACCTCACCCAGTAACAGAAGGTAAAAGGTTACGCCACTCATTCATAGAGGGACCGTATGCTGATCTAATATATCGAGGCACTGTGACATTAGGTGCAGAACCAGTAACTATCTGCATGGATGAACAGTATGGTATGACTGAAGGCACATGGAAAGCATTGAACACTAACCCTTGGTCTATGGTTTCAGCATCAGGCAAGCTGGTTGAATGGTCATTAGATGAATGCAAGCTGACTATCACTGGGGATGAAGGAACAGTTTGTCAATGGATGGTGATAGGTGAACGTAAAGATCAACACATGATTGACACGGATAGTACTGACAATGATGGTAGACTTATACTAGAGTATACTCCGACGGCTGAACCAGAGGATATACATGAGCAACCCCCTACTTCCGGTAACTGATAAGAGTATTGATCTAAGTTTACTGCACCCTAGGTTTATAAGACGATTAGAGAACTTCTTCTCTGACGGGCGCATAGCTAACAAAGTGACGATATGCTCAGGTGCTAGGTCATACGCCGCTCAGAAGGCCCTCTACGACCGTTACAAGGCAGGTAAAGGTAACCTTGCGGCTAACCCTGACTGGAAAAGACCGGATGGTTTCTTTCGAGGGAGCTTTCATCAAGAACAACCAGACGGATACTCGTATGCAGTTGACCTACGAGTGGTACGTAACAGGATATCAACAGATTTAGTGACAGCTATAGCCAAACGGTACGGTATACGCCCTACAGTTAAGGGAGAATGGTGGCATTTTCAACCACGTAACGGTGCTGAATGGTTCCCTATTGGTATACAAGATGAAGAACCACCTGAAGAAGAAGTTAACTGGGCTGGTATCCAAGCGATAATCAATGACATGGGTAGGCAGATAGGATTGTCACCACTTAGGCGAGGATCTAAAGGAGATATTGTCAAGGTTGTGCAATCAAAGCTCAACTCGTTAGACTTTAATTGCGGAATAGCAGACGGTGTATACGGACGCAAAACGCTACGAGCGGTGCTGATGTTGCAACGATCTATGCTACTGAAAGAGAGTGGGACTATGGATCATAAGACATGGACAGCAATGTGGAACCCGGAGGTACCAGTTGGCCTCTGAAACTTTAGAAGAGTTCGCCGCATCCAACGGGCGCAAGTTGCCCGGAGCATGGATAGATCAGCTACCAGATGAAGTGTTCAACCAGTGTTGGGATGGTACCAACAACGGCATAGGAAAGATAATGATGACCAAATGGTTACAGTCTTTAGGCTATGCTGATGCAACACACGGTAAGGTAGCCGCTTTCACTACTCGTGCCAGACGCTAAATCCCTAGAGGATTACGCCTTAGCTGGCGCAGATATCCAACAGATCACCCAACTTTCTAGACAGGTAAGTAAGGTTAAGACTGAACGGGATATATTCAAAGGTCAAGTTAAAGAACTTGAAGAAGCATTAGACGAAGCAGAGTTAAGAAGCCATCTCCTTACTCAGTTATCTAAGGCAGATTACAAACCACCAACATGGTTAACTAAGAAGAAAAAGAAATCAACAGGTGTGGTATGCACAATACTATCTGACACACACTTTGATGAGGTAGTTAAACCTGAAGAGATACAGTTCCGCAACGAGTACAACAGAGAGATAGCTGTTAAGAGACTCGAAGCTTACTTCCAAAAGATAATACTACTCACTAATGATTACGTGACTGGTATAGATTACGAAGGCATAGTCTTATTCTTAGGTGGTGACATATTCTCAGGTGACATACACGAAGAACTATCTGAAACCAACGAAGATACTATGCTCGCATCTATTATCTTCTGGACTGAACAACTATCAGCAGGTATCAACCTGTTAGCTGAACACTTCAACCATGTACACATACCATGTGTGGTAGGTAATCATGGTAGACGTAGCCGTAAACCTAGACACAAGCTAAGAGTTAAAGATAACTTCGATTGGTTCCTATCTAAAACATTAGAGCAACGCTTCATTGATAACGACAAGGTTACGTTTGATGTAGCAACAGGAGCAGACTTACTTGTTGATGTGCAAGACACAACATACCTGTTGACACACGGTGACCAAGCCAAAGGTGGCGGTGGTATCGGTGGTATCTGGCCTCCACTTATGAGAATGGTGGCACGTAAACGACAGAACACTGACTTCGATTACATGGTACTAGGTCACTTCCATCAACTAATCATGGCACCATCATCAGGGTTCTTATTGAACGGTAGCCTCAAGGGTTACGATGAGTACGCTTCGATAGGTAACTTTGCTTTCGAGGTACCACAACAGGCGTTATGGATTAATGTTCCGGGTAAGGGTGTGCTTTGGCAGACAGCTTTACTCGTTGACGACTAGCGGAGAGGCATGACATAGGGGACATTCATTATCAAAGTCATCCCTTTGTACAATATTCTTTCCAACATAACCATCACAGTTCCAGCATTTTACATAGTCTCTTGTTCTACCTGTCGGGTTATGCATCGTCATTTAATTCACCGAGATCATACTTCATCATCTGATCGAACTTAGCTTCAGTCCACAACTTGTTAGTAATACTTGTATCACTATGATCTAATATAAAGAATAAGATCATAGCCGCTGGTCCTTGTAATTCTAATTTCCATACCCTTGTTTCAGGATCAAGCATAAGGTTAGCGGCAATACTATCTTCTACTTCTACATCATCTAGGTAATCATAGTCATCTTCAGACAAGACCCATCTCCTTTGCTATCTCTCTTAAACGTTTAGCTTCTTCTTCCCAATCCATCTTATCTATACACTCTCTCTTGCGTAAGAGGGCATAGTAGTTGTCTTCACCTATTTGTTCGATAGTGAACTTGCCGAACTCAACAGGATTGTCAGTGAATGTCATATGACATGACGCACACAAACAGAAAGCATTATCTAAATCAGTGCGTGTGTGTGAATACTTACGTGAAATAATATGAGCGCATTGCAACGCATTAGTATTACCACAGTTCATACACTTACCAAAGTCTCTGGTAATTAATGCGTGTAATCTAGTAGCTCTACCCTTCGCACCCTTACCATATATGTCTGCCATTACTGTGTCTCCCAACAACGGTAACTCGGCCACCAGTGTGACAATCCTCCCCATCTTTCATTACCGTTTTGTCCATAGTATAGATGAGCGGCAACAGCTACGTTAGCTACTGGGTTTAGAACGTGTGCTCCTGCATAACCAGCGGCAGTTGATCGGTCGTCCCAATACTGGGGGAGGTGCTGGAACCAGCCAGCGGCTCTACTCTTAGGATTAATAGCATCACTATATGTGTCATCAGCATCAGCCGACGATTCGCAATAAGCTACTTGCAACATTTGATCTCTATCTTCAGGCGCAAAGAACACTGACACTAGCTCACCTAATGAAGAGCAACCACCTACACCACTAAGCGCTCCGACTAATAATAATTTAGTTAGCATCAGCAGGTATCCACTTCGGTGAACCATTCGGATTCTTCTTAACTGCTACGCCTGCTGGTGGTACGTCCCATCCTTCGGTTACTATCTCAGCTTCAACGACTTCAGCTTCAAGTGCAAGCACCGGCGCTGGCCGAGGGGGTGAATCCAGCGCCGATGCCAGACCCTTCCCTTCAAGTAACTCTTGAGGCGATGTGTCCATCGACAAGCGAGGAACAACAAAGTGTCTGGTCTGTCCACCAGATAC